TCATGCTTCGGGCTCCGCTGGCGGGGCCGAGCGATATAGCTGGTCCGCCATCCTGCGCGCCTGCTGTGCGTCGACCACCTTCTGCACGATCAGCAACAGGCCCGTGACGGCCGACGACAGCATTTCTCCCGCCCCTGCAGGCATGTGCCCGCGCAGCACGACGGGCAGCACGATGGCCGCCAGCACGATCAGCGCGCCGGCCGCGATGGTGAACAGCCAAAAACGATCGGGCGCGCAATGCAGCCTGTCGAGGATCTTCATGCTACCTCCTGCGCCAGCACCGCCGCCACGTCGGCCGAGATATCGACGCGGCGCGCGCTGGACCATTTCGGGGTGTAGGAAGGCTTGGCGACATCGTAGATCGTCGTCTTGCCATCGTTAGACCAGGCGCCATCCCAGAACAGCGCCGCCTCGGCCTTGCGCCGCTTCGCGAGGTCGCCGCCGTTGAGGTAATGGCTTTCGAGGAAGGCGCGCGCCTCGGCATGCCGCCCCTGGTTGACCAGCTTGGGCCAATCGCTCTTGAGGATAGCGCCGGTGTTCCAGTGCCAGCTCAGCGCCGCGGCGAGCTGCGCCTCGCTCAGCGGCACGGTGAACGCCTTGAGCACGTCGGGAAGGTAGCCGCGGCGCATCAGCCATATCGACACCTCCAGGCAGCGGCGGATCGACTGCGGATTGTCCTTGTAGCGGCCGACGCGGTGCCCGCTGGCGTCGGTGACGCCCATCGCCCAGGTGCCCACGCCGACGCTGTCCTTGTACCATTCCAACACCAGCGCTTCATGCTCGGCGACTTCCAACACGATCGGAAGCGTCAGCATGGTGCACGGTACGGTGGGCGGCGCAGGCTTGGCCGGCGCCGGCCGGGCGATGCCCAGCTCGTCCGCCAGCTTGTCGAGCAATGCCACGTCGGCGGGCTGGAACTCGCCCTTGGGCTTCAGCGGCCGAAGGCGATCGAAGAAGGCAGCGCGTTCCATCAGGAGCCCACCAGGTAAGTGACGTTCTTGTCAGCCTTTTTGCCATACCCGGGCCGGGCCAGATGGATCGTATCGTATCGGTCGGCGGTGACGAGAGATAGTGTGGTATAGTCTAACACCGGAGACAGGCTTAGCGAGGCCGCCACGGTGTCGATTGCCGTCAGGAAGTCAGAAGTCAGCGTATAGTTGCTGCCTGAGACCCCCGTGTTCGTTTTGACGGGCACGATGTTGGCAGAGGGCGTGATCGCTTTGATGCGGTTGATGATGTTGGTCAGTGCGGCCTGATAGTCGCCTGCCGCCACGCCCAAGTTCTTGTCGTTGGCCCCCAACTCCACGAACCAGGCATCCGCATCGATCGCACCGATTGCATAGAAGGCCGCCCACGCATTTGCCGCGCTTGGCGTTGTGTTGGGGGACCAGTTTCCGGCCGTGTCATAGGCCTTCGAACCAGGCCAGCCGATATTGATGATCTCCAGGCGCGGGCTGGTCGTGTCGTGCGGCACGATCAGCGCGATATAGATATCCCCGCCCGCAGAGGCGATGCTGATCGGGTCGAGAGAGGGCCCGCCCGATCGGGTGAAGGTGGTACGGCGCATACCCGAATTGCCGTTGAGGGTGACGTTCGATCCGGTGACCGCCCGACAATCCACGGGGCTGGGGGAAAGCGGGCCGTTCGCGTCGCTCACCGTCATCGCGGAGGCAAGGCTGCCGAACGTGGCATAGACGATGTCGAACTTATCCGCCGGATATTGCGGCGTGTAGCCGAAGCTGCCGAACGTCGAGCCGGTGAACCACACCATGAAGCCACCGAACGACAGGTTCTTGAGCGTCCACCCTGTGCCCATCGTGATGTTCGGATTGGAAGCAGACAGATCCGCAACGACGTTGTTGATCATCGAAGAGCAGAAGGCATCCGCTCGCGCCAGGATGCCGCGGGCGTTGAGCTTATCTGCTACCTGCTGCGGGTACGCATTGGCGCGAAGGAAGTTACCGCCCGATCCCGCACCAGTGCCGGAGGCAGTGCCTACCAGCGCCCCACTGCCCCATCCGGCCGTCAGGCTGTCGCCCAGGTAGACGGCGATCTGCCGCTGGTTCGCGTCCTTCTTGGCCTGGAGCGCGGACAGCGTGAATGTGGGGGTAGGCGACGGCGTTGGGGCCGCGCCCGTGCAGTTGAGCGCATAGGCCATCTGCCGAAGGGTGGCGGCGCTGCCGACCGTTTCCTGTACGATCGCCGTTTGCGTGGCACCGGCAGCAAGTCCGGCGACCAATGCCAGCCCGTCGCCGTTGTCGAGCTGGAGATTGGCGTTCGTGCCCGAGAGCAGCGAAAAGGTCGAGGCGCTGCCGAACTGGCGCTGCAGGTTCACCTGCCGCCCCGTCGCGCCCGCCGGCACGGTCACGTTGCGGACGCGGACACCCTGCCCGCCGCCGCCGGCGCCCGAAAGGGTTAGCGCGCCGTCCATCAGCTTGCCGCCTTGATGGCGACCTTCTCGCCGTCCTTCATTACCTTCCAGCTGCGCGTCTGTCCGGGGCCGACCAGATGCCCCGTGTTGCTGGCCGCGCTGGGGTTTTCACCGAATTTGACCCAGATGGCGTCCAGCGCCGTGACGCTCCAAACCTGCCCCTTCGCGCCGATCAGCGTCGACGGCGCGCTGGCTCCGGTGCTGTCCATCGTCTGCGCGGACTGCTCGGCGGAATCGAAGATCGAGAGGGGCGCGTCGTTGCCGGCCCGCGCCGTCACTGTGCCCAGGGTGATATGCACCGTCGCCATGTCAGTCTCCGCTTGCAAGGGGCGGCGCGTCCGCGCCGGATCCGGGAAGGGCGTCCAGCTGGTCCATCAGCGTTCGCTGGATCACCCGCTGGCCGCTGATCTGCGCCGACAGGTTTTCCCGCCGCATGCCGTCGATGATGCGGTGCAGCTCGCTGATCTCGCGCCGCAGCAGCCCGTTCTCCTCGCGCAGGGCCTTCACCTCGCTGCGCAGGGCGTGCATCTCGTCGATGAACTCGCGCCGGAGGCCGCTGTTGGCCTCGATCTGCAGCTTGTCGGCGTCGATATCCAGCTGCCGCATGCGCCAGCGGTGCCGCAGCAGCGCCGCCGCCAGCATGCCGAAGATCGCCCACACACCCGCGGCGCCAGGCGTCAGGCCGGGAATGCCAAGAATTCCCTTCATCATGCCGCACGCACCGTGAAGCGGCTTTCATTGGCCTGCAGGCTCAAATCGCCGCCGCTATTCTGGAATACCTCGACCGAGAAATAGTCGCCCATCCGCGCGAACTCATAAGCGGAAAGGATCAGCGAAGACGGCGAGACGGCAGAACCGGCCACCGACACCGCAGTACGATCAATGACGACGTTGTTTTTCTTTATCCGCGCTTGGCGGAGCCCCGTGCCGTTCATCGCGAAGCGGATCAGCGCCTGCACGTCGTACCAGCCCGTATCCCGCACATAGATTCGTTGGGTGTTGCTGGTCACACTGTGCAGCGCCTGGGGATCGATGACGTCCAGGTCGAAGGTCACATCGGCCCAGGCACTGTTCGCGATCGTCAATGCGCCCGATCCCGTGGCGACCGCGGCATTCTTCCCGAAATCGCTGGTCGTGAAATTGGCCACCGAGGCATCGGCCGTGCACTCGGTGATGTAGCTTGGAACATATGCGGCTGGATATTCCAGCGGCACGACGTCGCTGCTGTAGGCGGTTAGGGTGGTTGCCACGTCCTGCGAATCCGCGACATGGCACGCCTTCAGGCGGATGCCCTGCGGCCAGTTGGGATAGGTGGGGTTCGACATGAGCCGAAAGCCCTCCGCGCCTGCACCCGCCCAGCTCGTTCCCAACACGTTGACCACCTTGCAGCCGACAACGTCGATGTTCTGGGTATTCAGCTTCTCCAGGCCCGAAGGCAGCGCGACGTTGCTGGGAGAAAAGACGAACCCGATCCTGCCCGAATTGGCCGCCAGGCATCCCGTGACAAGGCAGTCGCGGGTGACGTTCGCGAACTTGAACCCATAGGTTCCCGCATTGGCGGAAACGCAACCACTCACCACCAGCCGCTGGTTGCCGGTCCAGCCAAGCGACGAGACATAGGCGCCGGAGAAATCATAATTCTGATCGCAGCCTACCGCCACGCATCCGGTAATCGCGCCGTCGCGGCATTCGACGAAAGTGAAGCCCCGCGTCCACTTCGATGTCGGCGTGCCGCCCAGCCGCGTGCGCAGGTTGTTGATCTCGCAGTTGGCGAGCGCGAAATTGGCGCAATTCACCAGCTCGATGCCGTTCTGGCTATCGTTGTTGGGGTCCGGCGTGGATCCCGCGATGCGATCGTGCACGATACAGCTGTCGACGACGAACCGCTTTGCATGCCGCACCTGGATGCCGGCACCGCATCCGTTGCCGGTCACGCGAACGTTCGAAATCTGGAAGCGCTCGACATAGCTCGTGGCATCGACACCGCCAACATACAGCCCCGAGGTGCCGTCATCGGAAAACAGCGTCTCGATCGTCGCGCCCATGTCGATGACGACGTTCTCCAGCGTCCAGTCGGAAAGGCCGATGATCCGCAGCGTCTGCACGTTGGCCGTCGTGCGGTTGCCGATCTGCACCAACCGGGCATTGCGCAGCCCTGCCAGGCTGGTCGGGGTGAGCGTGCCGTCGATAGCGTAGGTACGGTTAAGGCCGTCCACCTTCTTGCCGCTTTCCAGCGCCGCCTTCAGCGCGAGCCGGTCGTTGGTGACGCCGTCACCCACGGCGCCGAACGCCCGGTCGATCGGGGTGACCACGCGATCGAGCGCGTCCTGCAGCCCGTTCACATGGGCGATGCCGTTCTCGCTTGCGAGATCCGTTCGCAGCCCGGCATCCGCGCCGGTTCCGCTTGAAAAGCCGGGGATGCCGCCGGGCAGCACCACGGGGAAAAGGCCCGCCGCTTCGCCGTAGCGTGGCACGGTGAAGGCGCGATCGCTCAAACGCTGCAGCTCGCGCAGCGCGTCCTGCACCACCATTGCCTGCCGGTCCAGCTGCTCTTCAAGCGCCTTGGCGGGCAGGGGCTCCTGCGGCTTGATCACTGCCTTCTGGCGCGGAATGGTCGCCCGCTCGATCAGCAGGCGCGCGCCGGCGGGGAATGCCCGCAGCGCCGTGATGGTGCCTGCACCCGTGGCACCGTTGCCGCCCAGCACATAATCGGTTGCCGCCACCGCCGGCGTTTCGATCCCTGTGGCTGATACATTGGTGATGATCAGCTCATCGGGCGCCAGGAATGGAAAGGGAATCGGCTCCGGCGCCATGGCCGCGCCGGGGAAATATTCGTGGGAGCTGATCAGGGTTTCTAGCGCCACGTCCCACCTCGTTCAGACGGCGCGATGCTCCCGCTGTGCGGGGGTGCATCGGCGCCGGGGGAGTGGGAGGCTTCCGGGCCTTTTGATGGCCAATATATCCGCTATGGGTATTTGACAAGCAGTTATAGGATATTGACCTCGCGCCCCGCCTTGGCCATGATCGTCGCCCTAGAGGCTAGAAATCAAAAAATGCGACGGACATAGACGGTGGAAGCGCGCACACGCTTCCACCGTCTTTCATTGCGTGGTGCCGTTCGCCGTATCCTGCGCGAAGTCGGGCAGGTTCTGGCCATGGTGCCACCATGTCGGGTGGCCTTCCTCGGCATGCTTGCGCTCGATCGCGCGCCAGCTCTCGGCATAGCCGGGATCGAACAGCATCTGCATCTTGTCGAACATCATCCGCTCGGCCGCGAGACGCGCGTACCAGAGATTGGAACCCGGCGTGTAGCGCTTGAGCAGGTTCACCGCCTCGCGGCCCGCCTTGGTCTGTTCGTTCCAGCTCTTGGGCGTGCCGTCGCGATTCATCTTCGGATTGTTGGCCCACTTCACCGTTTCGGCCGCATTTCCCAGCGTGAAGCTGCCGAAGTCATCCAGCGCGCCGACCGTCGGGCCGGCCACCGTCTCGGCGAAGCCGCCGGTGCGTTCACTGGTGACCGAATTGAGGAAGTCGCCGAACGGGCCGAAGCCCACGCCCTGTAACCACGCCTGCCCGATCGAGGTGGGCGATATCGGGCGCGGCTCGTCGCCGCTGCGCACGTCGCGCAGCCACACCACCAGCAGCCCCAGCGAGCCGAGCACGGCATTGACGCCTGCGAAATAGGCAAGGCGTTCGCCCCCGCCCTTGATCGACATCATCCGCCCGCCCTGTGTCAGCATCAGCGAAATGCCGAAGCTTTTATATTGCCCCATGCTGCGGATCAGCTCGCCGCCCAACGTCCCCGGCCGCAGGCTCATGTTCCCCATCGCCCGCGCCGATGCCGTCGCGCTCGGGATTGCCGCGTCGGTTTCGGTGAGGATCATGCCCAGCACCCGGTCGCGCAGCTTGGGGTCGGCGATGTCGAGCGGATCGAGATAGCCATGCTGGTCGAGTGGCGTCGTCCGGATATTGTCCCACGCGTCTCCGTCGATGCCATATTCGCGCAGCATCCGCTGGAACTTGTAGGGCACTGCATCCAGCCGGAGATCGGCGAACCCGCCCAGGCTGGACTGCATCGCGCGGCCGAACGACCATTTGCCCGCCTGCGTCCAGGGGGACAGCAGGGAGAAGTTGAGCACCCGCTCGGCCAGCCAAGTTGCCTTGCGGCCGATCACCTCGTCGGTGATATAGCGGTTCTGTGCCGAAAGCAGGCGGCTCGCCTCCTCCGCGATCAGGCCGGTACGCACCGATTCCGCCCGCTCTCCCTTGCTGAACTGCTTTGCCAGGTCTAGCGCCGTTCGCGTGATCGGCATGCCGCGATGAAACCGCGCCATCGTCTGCCAGCCCACGTCCGTGATCGCCGATATCGCGGCACTGCCCAGCTGCGCCGCGGTCAGCACCGATCGCACCGAACCCAGCGTCCGCGCCAGCTCGCGGTTGACCGGGGCCGATACGGCGCCCGACGTCGTCTCGTACATGCGCTCGATCGACAGCAGCGCCCCGCCGGCGCGCTCGCCGAACGATTTGGTATCCGGCGTCTCCGCCCGCTTCTGTTCCACGAAGTCGGTCAGCCACTTCACCGTGGCAGTCGGGTTCGGCCCGAGGATTTCCAGATGCGCGATGTCGCGGCTCATCTGCTCGATATGGTGGATCATCACGTCGAACACCGTCCCGGTGCCGAAGCGATCGTGATAGGCCAGCCAGCTCGCCGCATCCTTGAAGTGCAGGAAGCGCGCATCGGCATGGCGGTTCGCCATCTTGGCCCCGCCCATCACGCCCAGCGTGCGCCCCTCCCAGCCGTCGCTGCGGATGGTGCGGAACACGCCGTCGAGTGCCGCTTGCAGCGACTGGTCGGTGAAGGGCAAACCCGTCTCGCGGTCGATCATCCGGTCGCGATCGAGCAACGGCGTGATGTAGTCGCGCCACGCCTTGGATGCCATGTCCATCATGGCGTTGCCGACGCGCGTTTCCTCCGCCGCGTCGCCTGCCGTGCGGGCGGCTTTCAGCCGCGCCTCCATCGCCGCATATTCCGGCAAGCCATCTGCCACCGCGCGCACCGCCGCGCTGTCATGATGCTGGGGGAAGCCCCAATTTTCGAGCTTGCCGATGTCCCCGCCGGCGGCGTTGAACCGCTGGCGCAGCCATTCGGCCGTGTCGGTCCAGGCATCGGCCAGCTGCTTCGCCAGCGCGTTGCCGCTGCCCTCGCCGAACGCCTCGCGCGCCAGATCCTGCAGCTCAGCCTTGGCGCGCACCATGCCGGAAACGAACCCGCGCGAATGCTTGTCCAGCACGTCGTTCATGCGGGCATGCGCCTGCCCCAGGATCGCGCGGCGCCGCGCCGTGACGTTGTCGAACGGGGCGCGGCCCTGCCAGTCGTGATCGAACAGCGCCAGCGCTGCCGATCGCCACTTGCCGCGGGCCTGCTTCTCGAACGTCTCCATGTTGGTCTGGGCACCCTGCTGGGCGGCCACCTGCAGCAGCGTCTGCCGCTTGCGCAGCGCCGCCTCGGCTTCCAGCTGCTCGATCGTGCGATAGGAGGCGGCGGCCTTGGCCGCGCCCTCCCCCATCTGGCCGCGATAATAGGCCAGCAGCTTGTCATACTTAGCCTGCATGATGCGCGCGCGAGCCTCGGACAGCTCGCCGCGCTCCACCATGCCGGGAATGCATTCACCTAGCGACATTGATCATTCTCCGGTGGGCGGGATCATGCAGCGCCGCGCCGCCGCCAGCGCGGCGCCGTCGTCGTCCAGATCGGCGAAGATGTTCTTGATGGTCTGGGGCTCGGCCTCGCCCTCGACGCGGAACGTCTTGTCGGGCGCCGCATCGGCCAGCATGCGCAGATCATGCTCCAGGCTCTCGGCCTGTTCGCGCGCGCCTTCGCCCCGAGGATCGTCGAACCGGGCTAGGGCGTCGGGGCTGGCGGGATCGGCGTCGAAGGCTTCCGGCGGGCCAGCTGGTCGCTCCAGGCCAGGAGCTGATTCGCCTCCTGCTGCAGCGCCGGGTTCAGCCGATCGTCCTGCGCCATCCGCTGGAGCTGCTCCAGCTGGCCCGGTGTCGGTGATGTCGTCTGCCCAACCATAGCGGCTATCCTTTGCCTCCTCGGCGGCCCTGTCAATTGCGTTCTGGACACGCTCGTTCACCAGCCGGGCGAACGCTTCCCACGGGTCTGCGCCGCCCGCCTGCGCCTGCAGGATATCGTCGAACATTTCCGGGTCGGCATCGCGCGTCAGCACGCCTCCCAGCGTCTCTTCCAGCTGGTCGCGCGCCTGCGCTAGCTGCTCGTCCTGCTGCGCGGTGCGCGCGCGCTCTTCCATCGGGGCCTGATCGCGCAGCGCGTAGATTTTCTTGTCGCCGTTCACTGCCCGCTCGATCATGTCGAGCACCTCGGCCGTGGTCGGACGATTCAGGAAAAAGCCGCCTTCGTGCAGCAGCTCGCCGGCCTGGTCGATCGTCATCCCGGCCTTGCGCACCAGCGGGCCCGCGCGCGGCACGAACACCTTGCCCATGTCACGACTAACGCCCGATCGGCCGACAAGCGCATGCCCCTCACTGTCCCGAATGCCGCCGCGATCGGCGAGGAACTCGATCACGTCGCTTGGGCGGCTGCGCTTGGGCAGCACCTGCGGCATGCTCCAGGCACGATTGCCGATCGGCACCAGCGGGGCGATATCCACCGGCCGCGCAGGAGCGCCCGGATCGATCGCCGGCGGCGCCTCGGGCACGGCACTGTCGCCCAGCGTATCCGCCACCTCGCTGCGCGCCGCGGCGGCCTGCGCCTCGGCCTCGTCTGCCACGCGCTGCGCTTCGCGCCATAGCGCGTCGCCCTCGGCATCGTCGGGGAATAGGTCGCGCCGCACCGCCGGTCCGCCGGGCACCTTGCTGCCCATCTTGGCGTGCGCCCATTCCACCACGTCGCCGGCCGTCTTGCCGCGCAGGAACGGGTTGGCCTCCACAACGCCTTCACCCACGATGCGCTCGATGGGCGTGCCGCGATCGGCCCGCAGCACCGCGCTGCCACCGCCCTCGCCCAGGAAGTGCATGAGGTACAGGTTACCCGCCGTCTCGCGCTCACCCAGCTTGGCCAGCGCCTTGGCATGGTCGCCGGTCATATCGTCCATCAGCTGCTCTTGCAGCTCGGGGTCGCGCCGCTTGGCGAGGATAGCCTCCTCGCTTAACCCCTGATCCCCGAACCGGCGCCGATAATAGCGCAGCCAGGTCGGAGCGGTGAATTGGTAGCGGCCGAACGCGCTGGATCGGCTGTTGGCCGCCAGGTCGTTGCCGCCGCTTTCCGCCTGCCGGATATGCCCCTTCACCGTCTCGCGCGACGCGGCAACCGGCGCGACATCGCCCGCCGTGGCGACGGGTGCGACGGCGGTATCCGGGCCGCCCATCCGCATCGGCGTTCCCGTCTCCACCGCCTCGTCCAGCGCGCGCATGGCGGCATCCAGCCGCTCCATATGCGCCTCGGTGCCGCCGCCGCCGCGGAACGGGCTGGTTGCGGCGATCTCGTCCTCGCGTTCCAGTAGCGCCGCCGCGCCTCGCTCGGCATCCGTCATGCGGTCGGCGGGCAACAGGCGCTTGGCCAGCACGTGCAGCGGCTCCACGATGGCGCCCTGCATCGCGCCGCCCAACAGAAAGGCGCTACCGACGTACATCGCCGATTTTTCCAGGCTCAGACTCTCGCCGCGCCGCGCGCGCTCGGTGGCGATGATCGGCTGCTCGATGCCTTCCACTGCGGCATTGACCAGCGCCGCGCTCAGCACGCGCCGCGCGACCGTCGCACCACCACCACCCAGCGGCAGCGTGGCAAGGTTCACCGGGTCCGCCGCGGCGCCGGCGAAGCCGCCTAGGGTCGATCCCCAGCCCTTGTCACGCTGGATGGTAAGCCGGTCCGCCTTGCGCCGGGCCGCCTGCTGCTCGGCAACGCGCTGGCGGAAGGTCTGCGCATCCTGCGCCACGTCAGGAAGAAAACCTGGGTCGGTTCGCCGGATCTCGGCCAGGTCGCGGAACACGGCATCTTCCAGCACAAGCGGGTTGTTGCCGCCGCCCAGCACCATATAGCGGCTTACCGACTTGCCCGTGCGCGCTGCCAGCGCGTCGATCGTCGCGGCATATGCCCCGTTCACGTCCTGCTCGCCCTGCCCGATCCAGTCGTCGCGCGCGGTGCGGAATCCGGCATTGAAGGTGTCGCCCCAATCGGGCTGGGGCATATCCTCCGGCCCCTTCATCAGCGGCAGGGCGGACAGGTCGTTGCTGTAGAGGCTGGTAACGTCCTGTTGCGGCGCGCGCGGCTTGGGTGCGATGCCCATTACCAGGGGACCTTTGCCATATCGAGGAGGAAGGGCCCGCCACCCTGGGACGCCAGCAGGCGCCCCGTGCGGGCACTGCGGAACCCATAGGTCGTGCCTGTCATCAGCACCGGCACGAGCGAACCGTCGCGCAATTGGCCGGTATAAAGCGGGCTACCATCCGGCCACACACCCGATCCGCTCACGCGCGCGCTGCCCAGCGCCTCGCCGTTGAGGCGGGAAAGGCGGCCGAACACTCCATCCGCCGTCCAGCCGGTCGGCACGACGACACGGAAGCCCTTCCACACGGTCGAGCCGCCCTTGTTGAACCGCCCGTCGCTATAGCTGCCCAGCGCGCGCTCGATCGAAGTCTGGAACGCCGCCGGATCCCACTCGCTTTTCCCCTGTGCCTGCATGGTCGAAGCATAGATGGCCTTCGCGGCCTCGAAGGTGTCGCCCGCGAACTCGGGGCCAAGCCCGGCGAGCGAGCCGCCGACATATTGCTGATAGGCCTGCAGCGCGCCGGCCTGATTCCAACCCTTGCCGATTACCTTCTGTGCGTCTGGCCCACGAAGAATATCGCTCGCCAGCTGCTTTCCGCCAGGGATGCCGAAGCGCATGGCAGCGATACGGAACGCGCCGTCTTCCTTGTTGCTGATCTGCCGCGCGGCGCCATACACGGCACGCGCGTCGCCCAGCGCCGCCAGTGTCTGCAGTGCCTGCAGTCGCTGCTCCGGCCCGCCCTGCGCCAGCTGGCGGAATCCATCTACCTCGCTGGGAAGCAGCGGTTCCACGTTGGGCCGCCCATATTGCGCCGAGGCGGCAACGGCGAGTTGCGCCCGCGCGCGCAGCGTCTCCGGTTTGCCCGGATCGATCGGATCGATCGTCTTCCGTGTGGCATAGGCATATTGCGCCAGGGCGCCGCCGCTTCCGTTCAGGCGCTCGCTGGTCTGGCGGAACTGCTCCTGCAGGCCCGTCAGCAACGAAGCCTCCGCCGGGGTGCGCACCTGCTTTGCCTGCAGCTCGCTGATCTTCTGCTGCATCTGGCCGGGCGTCCAGTCGCGGCTCCCCTCCACCGCCAGGCGCTGCGCCGCCTTCGCGCGCAGCTGCACCGCCTTGGAGGTGTCGCCGATCGCGGCATATTGGTTTGCCAGCGTGGTCAGGTCAGCCGGTGCACCGGCGCCCGTCTCCAGCTCGGCCTCGCGCGTCGCGAGTGCCTCGCGCGCTGCCTTCATCTGCAGTGCAGCCGTGGCCCGCGCGTCCGCCTCGCGGCGACGGATTTCCGTTTCGGCATGGGTCCGCAGCGTTTCCAACTGCTGCGGCGCCAGCACGTCGTTGAACGCGCCCTCCTCGATCGTCTTCAAGGTCGCGCTCGGGTCCTCGTCGATCGCCTTTTCTGCGGCGCCCAGCGCGATGCGCTGGTGGAAGTTGCGCGCAATCGCCTTGCGCTGCTCGGGCGGCATCGGCGGCAGGGCTGCTACGAAGGCGTCCGCCTTGTCGATCAACAAATCGATATTGCCGGCCGAGCGATCGGTTCGGGCGCTATTGTAGAAATTGTCTGCGAGCTGCTGCGAATCGTCCACGCTCTGGGTCACCCGGCCCTGCATGGCGGCTACGGCGGCGCGGTCGCCGCTGTTCGCCCGCAGCCGTGCCACCATCGGCACGAAGCGTTCGCGCAGATCCGGGTCGGTGCCATACTTCCCCAGGAACTCATCGGTTTTCTTGGTCCGATACTCGGCGAGCTTGGACTCGTAATCCGGTGCAGCCGTGCCACCGGCGCCGTTGCGCAGCTGCAGGTCGTACTGGTTGATGTCGCTCTCGACCGCCTCGAAATCCTTCAAGCCCTCGGTGGTCTGCTGCTGCAGCGCGCGCTGCCGCTGCAGCATAGCGATCCGGTGCTGATCCTCGGCGATTTGCTCCTGCGCGGCAGCGTTCCGCGCGATCGCCTGCTCGCCCGCCTGCCCCAGCATCTGCAGGCCCTGCCCGATACCGCCGCCGAACGCGCCCGGATTGCGATCGGCGACGGGAACGACGGTCGTGTCTACCCGCGAACGAAACGGCTCCATCTATCAGCCTCCGATCGTCATGGGCGGCGCGCGATCGGCCTGCGCGGCCCGCACGCTGGCGTTGCTCGCTGATACGCTCCGCTGCTCGCGCATGGCGGATACGCTGTTCAGCGCGCCGGAAACGGCACTGAAGATGCTGCCGGTCAACGCGGCGCGGCCGGCGGCGCGCGTGTCGTTGGCCTGTGTCGTGTAGTTGTTGGCCTGCCGCACCGCCTTCTGCCGAATGCCCAGGATTTCCAGCTCGCGCTGGTAGCTGTTCTCGGCGATCAGGTCGGCGGCGGTGCCGGTGCCCATCTGCACGCCGCTGCCGCCCTGTGCGGACAGCATCTCGCCGGTCTGGCGCCGTTCCTGCAGCCGGGTCTGCCAACCTTGCTGTTCGCCGGCCAGCACGCTCAGCCGGGCATTCTCGTCCAGCGCCTGCCCCTGCGCATAGGCGGCGTCGCGCGCGCCAATGCCTTCGACGATCTTGCCGCCAGCGGTCACCGCCATTGCGATGAAAGGAAGCGCCGCGGTCATCGGGCGGGCCGCATGCGATACAGGCAGGCCGCGCCGCCATCCTCGAAATAGTCCTGCAGCACATGGCCCTCCAATTCAAAGCCCAGCCGCAGCACCCAGCGATGCCCGGCCTCGAACTCGGCGCGCACCAGCGTGTCGATCCGGCGATAGTGCAGCATGCGCAGAAAGCGCACCGTGCGGCGCTCGATCGCCAGCAAGTGGCGGCCTGCATCCTGATCGAACACGCTCCACAGCGAGGCATAGCGCGCATGCACCTCGGCAACGCCGCCGCAGAACAGCACCGGCCCTTCCGCCCACTCGCGAATGGTGAAGCACTGCCCACGGGCGGCAAGCCCGGCGCCAAAGGCAACGCGCTGGTCCGCCGAAAGATGGGCAAGCTCCACCTGCGCCGGCTGCGGCACCATCGCCCCCAGATCATGGGGGTTGAAGGGCGCGACGTTGATCATGGGCTCACCCGCGTCTGGATCGCGCGGATGGTTGTCGCGAAGGGCAGGCGGCGCTCGATCGCGATATCGCTCGCGCGGCTATAGTCGCCACAGTCTTCCTTGATCCGCACCCCCACATCGGGGCGGAATCCTTGCTCGGTAGGGCTGTCGCCCTGCATCTGCTCCACCGCCGTTTCGGTTCGGCCGGAAAGCACCAGCCACAGGCCGCGCGCTTCCAGCACGTCCAGCGACACACGCCCGATGCGCCGCTTCTGCGAAAGCAACGGCACATTGCCCTCTCCAGTGCCCAGCGGCAGCGGCACGAACCGGCATGGATAGGCGAGCCCCACCGCGCCACGGGCATGGGGATTGGGCAAGGTGAAATACCCGGCGCCGTTCACCTCGATATCGCCATAGGCGACGCTCGGCATGCCGTCGGTGCCGCCCGCCTGCACCTGCACCCTCTTTCCAGCCAGCCAGGGAACCGGCCCCCAGGTCGCAGCGGGCTCGCCTTCAAACTCGGCGGCCATGTCCAGCATTACGGGGTCTTCTTCGTCGCCCTCCTGCCGTACCATCGCCATGCGCAGCACGTGCCACTGACCGCCATAGGTCACGCCCAGCCATATCTGGTCCTGCTCCCCGGCAGGATCGACGATGCCGGCGATCGTCTGCACGGAAACGCCTTGCGCCATAGGCCGGGTTGCCCAGCCCAGCACCTGCTCCTCGGGCACATAGGCGGCAACGGCTAGGCTACCATCCTTGCGACGTGCCCAGACAAGGCGGGCTGGATCTTTCTGCGGCACCAGCTCCTGGAAACTGGCCTTCTTGGAACCGATGTGGCGGGCATACCGGCTCAGATCCAGCGGCGCTTGCCGATCGCGCTGCACGTCCAGCGCAGCCTCCACCACTTTCCGGCGGCTCTTGCCGATATAAAGGAACCTCCCGTCGATTTCCGCCGGCAGGCCGTCCGCCATGCCTTCGTTCGATTGCGGGTCCACCTTGTAGTTGTTCGGGCCAACCCCCTGCGCGGCGTTACTCGGGCGCAGCGCCCACATGCCGGCCGAGGTCACAATCAGCAGATCCTTGTCGGCGATCGCGCCCCGAATCGGATTGGCGTCCTTGATGGTGAAGCTGAATGCCTGGTCTGCGGTGATTTCGCCAAGCTCGTTGCGCTCGCTAAAATCATTCAGCGAGCCGACGACGCTCAGGTACGCGCTGGAATCCTTGAACAGCGCAAGCCGCTCGTTCCAGATCCGCCCGCAACTTGGCCAGCCGCGACGGGGCGAAAACGATCCGAACCGCCAGCGCCAGGTGCCGTAGCTATAGCTTACACCCCCGGAAGGCGGGGTGTACGGATCCCAATCGGGATCATAATAGTCCGGCAGGGTGGGATAGGCGGTAGGCATGGCTCAGGCTCCGTAACCGCCGCCGGCATTCGCGGCGGAGAAGGGCAGGCGCCGCAGCACCTCGGCCGTCACCGTGGAACTGTCGGTGTATCCGGTAATCCGAAGCACGCCGTAGCGATCGTGCAGATACTCGAGCTGCGCGCCCCCAGCGGGCTTGGTGTTGATGTCCGTGCCCCGGCCGATACCGTCCCACTCGACCCCGCTGCCGTGCACCGGCGCCACGGTGCCGGTCTTCCCGCTTCCACCCACGACGCGATACACCTTGCCGCCCCATGTCAGCAGCTGGCCCAGCGTCACAGTGATGCCCGGTTCCCACGAGGAGATGTCGCCGAAGTCGGCCGCTTCCATCTGGAAAAGGCCGCCCACGTCACCCGCATCGAACAGCGCGAAGGCGGCACCATCCTTGCCGGCGGTAAGCGTCACCGTCCCGGTCACGCCGCTTGCCTGAACCTTGACCGCCTCATCCGAATTTCGCGGTTCGAACGGTCCACCGATCAGATCCAGCAGGCGAAGATCGAAGCTGTCGGCAGCGGTGCGCACCAGCTGTCGCGTCTGGTGGTCGGGATGGAACAGGTAAAGCACGTCATAGCTCTGTTCCCAGGTAAGCGCGCGGATTTCCTCGATCGACCACGGCAGGCCAAGCTCGATCGGGTTGCCGCCGGGCTCGATCCGCGCGTCGTTTGTGTAAAAGCGCGCGGTGCCGGCGCTCATTTCCACGATGTAGCTCTGGGTCTGGTTATAGACGAACGGCACCAGCCGGTGCGGCCCGCGCGCGGCGGCGACACGGATCGTGCCCGGCGCCGCGTCCATGCCGCCCTCCACCATCGGCAACCAGCCGGTCATTTCGGCGCAGGCGATGTCATAGATATTCAGGTCGCGCCGCGCATGCAGCCGGCGGCTCAGCTCGCCCGCGTTGAAGTTGGCCTGGATCGGCTCGAACGCCATCCTTCAGCGCCCCATCCAGCCATAAGGGCGGCCCCGGCCGCCCAGCCACGCGGATTGCGATACGACGGCGCCGCGGCGGCGCTGGCCAGTTTCCAGCCCGTCCATTCGCTTTCCGCGGCGCACCGCTCGCTCGGCCGCGTCCGCCATGCGATCGGAAATTCCCAGGCTCTCGCTCACACCCAGCGAAACCCATGCAGCCAGGCACGTCGTCATGGCCTCCACGAAGCCGGGCGACCAGGCCGGAACCGTCTCCACATCGGCGATGTATCGGATGGGCAGCGGCCCCGGCATGTTGGCGAGCAGGAAGGCACCTTCGCGCTCAGCATCGAAATAATCGGGATCGACATGCGCCGCGGGCAACCAGCGGAGGCAGTCGTTGGGCAGCCGAAACTTGTAGCTCCAGCCGAAAGCCGGTGCTTCCGCCGAGGCGTTCAGCATCGCGCGCGTCACCGCATGGTTCCACGGATGCATGCCGGTCAACAGTCGCCGCGCCATGTCCCACAACACGGCGATACGGCGGCCCGAATTGCTGTTGGGATCGTCGATCGAGGTGAGGCGCTCGGTCGAGCCGATGCGCGCGAGCACGGCGTTGACGATGTCCGTCTGGCTTGCTGGCGTTCCCATCGCGATCCTTGGCGGGAGCGAAGAAAGCGGCGGGGGGATCGGTGCTCCCACTCCGTATTGGCCATGCCGGCCAATCCCCCCGCCGCCCACGAAGCGCCCCGTTGCCGGGGCGCCGCGCTTAGCGGTGGCTCGCCTGGAAGGCGGCCACGATCTGGCCCGTCGCCGGAAGATTGGCGCTCGGGAACAGGTACAGGTCCTGCGGCGCCGTCGCCGCGTCCATGGCATAGGCAGCAATGGTCAGCGTCAACCGCACCACCGCGTTCGCCGCCGGCCCGGCCTGGGCGGCGCCGTACAGCGTCGGGTTGGCGATCGTGCCGAGGGTGAAGTTGACGGCGGCGAGGCTGACGCTGGACGCGATCTCGGCGCCGGTAAGCACCTGGCCGGTCTGCAGCGTGCCCACGAACAGGCCGTTCGTCGTGCCGCCGGCCGCATCCGCGTCGGTGGCGAGGTTGAAGCGATTGCGAAATCGACGCACCGCCGCGTCCGTGTCGGTGCCCGACGCATGCTTGTAGAGGCGGCCGTTCGGGTTGAGCGTACCAAGGCTGTTCGCCATCTTCTGCACTCCATCTTCTCAGCCAGAATTGCGGGGCTGGTCCGCCGGAAGGGGAAGCGGGGCAGCGCAGGCCGCCCCGCCGCGATCACGAGACGGGGTTGGTTTCGATGTACCAGCACTTCTTTTCGTCGGTGCGGACCACCGCCGATTCCGCCTCGGCATAGATCTGCTCGGAATATTGCTTGTCCGGCATGGGCTCCCCGGCCTTGCCCCAGAACTCCACCCAGGTGACGCGCGCGAGGCCCGAAGGCACGATGACGGGAAGGCGATTGTAGCTGCCCGGCTTGAAGAGGCCGGCGCTGGTCGGATATGCTTCCGGATCGCCCAGATTGGCCGGCAGGAAGCGGAAGCCCATCCATGGCTTGAGTTCGCCATCGACCAGCGGCTTGTTGCCCTGATAGTCGAAGTTGACGTACTTATCGATGTTGAACAGGTCCGATTCCCCGTCGGCATCCAGCAGGATGATCGGAGCTTCCTTCTTGAAATTGACGTTCGCCTTGCGCAGCTGGCGCTTCAGCTCGATCAGCTTGGGCAGGGTCAGCCCCGACACCGATCCGCCGAAGTTCGCGGCGATCTTGTTGCCCGCGGCGAACGATACCGCCGTGGTCGCGCTCTGGTCGCCTTCCCAGGCGGTGCCCCAGAAGCCCGAGAGGAACACGTCGTCGTGATACTGCTTCACCGCATCCGCGGTGCCCATCACTAGCGGCGACTTGGGATCCACCGAGGTAGAATTCGCCGCGTCACGATCGATCAGGGTCGCAACGTTGCTGCTACCCGGCTTCTTAGCGAAACGGCGGGTGTTGCTCACGTCGGTATAGTTGGTGTCGCCGTTCATCACGGTCTTTTTGTTGAGCTTCAGGTTCCCGAAGCGATCGGTTACCTTGACTTCGGACGCGCCGGCGCCGCTGAGCTGGACTCCGGCGAGCATGTACAGGATGCCAGGCTCCTGCTTAAGCTCCATTTCGACATTCTGTTGATAGGCGATGTCGCGTGCGGTCTGTTCCCACTGTGCCATGATGGCCTCCGGCAAAAAATCGAAAGGGTTCGGTTTCTCGCGACAGGGAGGCAGCGCGCAGGGCGCCGGGCTGTCTGACGGGCTGACGCGCCCGCTAGGCGTGGCTTCTTTCGCCAGGAGCGTCCGGGGCCGCCGGATGGCGGGGAGGCCGGATGCGGTTAGGGCGACACCCCTTGGGAGGGTGCCGCCCCGAGACACCGCGCAGCGGCATCAAGTATCCACTGTGGATATTTTGTCAAGCGCCGGCGGATGCCTTCGCAACGATTTCGATCAGCTGCTGGCGCTGCGCATATTCTGGCGTGCTCTTGTCGCCCAGCTTGGCAATGAATGCCTTGTCGGTGCTGCTGTTCTGCCGGTCCAGCTCAGCTTTCGCCTGCTCCGCCGTCATCGCGCCGCCACGGATCGACGTGCTCACGCCGTCCACCTTCGCCAGCTCTCCCGTCTTCTCGGCCAGCGCGAACAGCGCGCGCATGGTCGCGCCGGCGCCCGCCACCTGCTCCAGCGCATTCGCCACATTGGGGATATCGATCCCTACGGACTTGAGCAGATTCTCGGTCGCCGCAAGCCGCTGGTTATAGGCGGACGGGCCCAGCTCCAGCTCGATCGCGGTCAGCTCGTCCTTGCCGGCCTGCACTTGCCGGCTGGCCAGGTCCGCCTGCAGCTGGTTCCACTTATCGGTCAGCACCTTTGCCTGCTGGGGGTGGAGCCCGGCCTCATGGAAGATCGGGCGGAACATTTCGCCCGTCTCGCTCGGCTTCCCATCCGGCCCGGCGATCACATAGTCTTCCGCCTTCTCCGGGCGCACCTTCGCCACGAACTCGGCGAAGCCCTCGGCATCGTCGGCCTTCGGGATGGCGACCCGGCCGCGCGCCCAGGTGACGGTCTGGATATGCGCCTTCGCCAAATCGTCGATCGACTGATAGCGAGACAGATGCTCGCTCCCGCGCAGCTCTGCATCGGTCAGGAACTTGTCGCGCCAGCTCTCGCCCGAAGGTGCCGGGGTCGGCATCGGCGCGGGTGTCCCGCCGTCGCCCGTGGGGGACGGGGCTGGCGTAGGCGCCGGGCTCGGCGTGGGCGTCGGGCTCGGGGCAGGCGTGCCGCCGGAAAGCGCTTCGGTAACCGTCGTCATTGGTCAAGCTCCCTGATTTTCTTGTTGATGTCGTCGAGCGCGGCGCCGTCCAGGTCCATCCGCGCTAGAAGGTGCAGCACCACGGTCTGCCGCCCCGCACGATCGCGCAGCACGGCCTCGGGCATGTCCGGGGTTGCGGCCAGGCCCAGCTTGGCCACCGCGCCAAGATCGGCGATCACGCGCGCCGCATGCGACGTAATCCGGCCGTCAGCGCCAAGGAACACCGCGCGATAGGCGCGTATCGTCTTGGCCTTGAACACCAGCTTGATCCGTCGCGCCATCCGCGCCGGCAGGCTGCGATCGCGAGCATGCGCCTCGGCACGGCGGGCCATCGCCTCGATGTCATGCTCCAATGCCACTGATCGCCCCCGCTTCCGCTGCGCTCTTGCTGGCGTCGGCGATGGCCGGCGCGACCTGGATCAGCTGCTGCAGCTGCTGCTGCTGCGCCGCCTGCGCATCGGACTGCGCCTTTTCGTCGTCGGTTGCCTGCCACTTCGCCGGGATGCCGTTGGCGCGGCCGAGGCCCGGGATCACCTTCGCCAGCGGATATTCGCGGGTGAACTCGCCCACGGCCGAAGGGTCGAACGGCGCGATGGTCGCCACCTGCTCGGCCGTCTGCAGATAGGCGGCGGCTTCATTGGCGAGCATCATCTGGTTTAGCGGGTTGTCATAGCCCAGCTTGAGCTTGCCGCCGCGCCCGAAATAGTCGCGAAGGCGGGGCGGCATGTCTTCGAGCATGCCCTCGTCCCACATGATATGCAGCTCGCGCGCGGTCATCGGTGCGAACAGCTCCTGTTCCTGCCGCGCCAGCGGGGCGAGCAGCACGCCTTTCTCGCCTTCCTCCGCCTTGGTGCGATAGGCGGAAATGTGGGTCTTCAACTCGCGATTGAGCTGCAGCAGGTCGCGCCAGAACGCGCGATCGAGCACCTGGTGCACCTCCGCGTGCAGCCCCGCCGCATCCTGCAGGTTCGGCGCGTCCATCAGCGGCTGCAGCTTCGGCCGCCCATTCTCCATCCCGCCATAGGTGATGCCGAACGGGCCCAGGTCGATGACGCCCTGGTCAAGATCGTCATCCTCGGCGAGCATCGGCCGCTTGAGCTGATATTCCACGCCCAACACGCGGTCCTGCATCATGATCTGGCTGGCGCGCAGTGCGGGGAGCACCCGGAGGCCGGGGCTCCGCCCGTAATTCTTGCTCGCTTTCCGCGCGAACACCGCCACGATCCGCGGCAACGCGTCATAGCCGCCGGTCTTGAACACAGCCTTGTCGGGGCGGGAATAATAGCAGCCGATCCACGGCTTGCCGGCCATGTCCAGCCGCCCCTCGATCCGCCGGCCGTTGCGCTCGATCACGTGCAGGATCTCGATTTCCTTGTCGGGGCGGGGCGTCATCCCCTGCATAGCCTCGCGCGCCGACTTGGGCGCATCGTCGCCCCAGGTGTCCACCACCTGTTCGGCGGTGAGGATCAGCAGCCGATGCAGGCGCTTGATCGTGCCCTCTTTGGTGCGCTCCACCCACACACCCGCCGGGTCCTCGGCCTGATAGCTGATGCCGGCGAAGCGGCCATAATCGTCATAGCGCTTGTCGACATAGATCGAGCCACCCCACATCGAGAGCAGCATTTCGGAAAAGGAATGAATGTTGGTGACGAACCCGCTCTCGGGATCGTTGCGCAGGGCGAAAAGGCGATCCTCCACCTTCTCCAGCCACTGCGCATTCTCCACCACGGCGGACAGCTCGCGATCGACCAGCGACAGCTTCTGCCACTTCTGCCCGCGCGGCATGGTGAAGCCCTCGAAAACGCTCACCCCGTCCTGCAGCGCCTGCGCGCCATATTCGTCATAGACGAACCGGGTGTTGTTCCGCCCCTCCTGCGTATAGCGGACGTTGAAGTCGGGGCTTTCATCCAGCAGGATCGCCGCGGCCTCCTGGCACTCGGCATCGACAAGCGAGCGCGCGCTTTCCATCCGCGACTGCGCCGCCTCAATCTGCTTCGGATCGAACATATCCCACCCCGCTCAAGAAAATGCGGGGCGCCGGTCTGGCCGACGCCCCAAGGGTTCAGCCCGCGGGCCGGGAGAAGTAGAGCGAGCGCCCCGGCAGCTTGTGCGGCGTGCCGCCGCCCACGCGCACCACGGGCGCCAGCTCGGCCTTGGCCAGCGGATCGCCATCGTCGTCGAGCAGGAAGGCGCCGGCGACTTCCGTCTGCACGCCATGCACCGGGAACTCGATGTCGCCGAGGTAGATCATCGATCCGCTGATCGTCTCGAACGCGCTCCCGGCAACAGCCATCATCGGAAGGACGGTTTCGGGCAGCGCGCGGTCTGCATCATCGACGAACACGATGAACGCACCGTGCTTGGTAACGTCGTCGATCCAGTCGAAGCCGATCTCATGGAGCGCGAGCGGCTGAGCCGAGACAGCGGCCACCACATCGGTGGGCGCACCATCGATGCGGGCGACTTCCTCGGCCGCACTGGCCAGGCGGGCCTCCAAGGAAGCTCGATCGGCCGCCCACTGCCGCTCCTTCTCCGAGACGATCGCGTCGAGCTCGTCCTGGGAATAGCTTCGGACGGCAGAGTCGGGCGCGGGCTGGGAGCGGGCGTCGTCGGCACCCGGCGCCGATGCGGATCCCGTGGCCGCGTCGCCGGCCAAACCGGCACCTTCACCGGCCGCTTCGCGCTTGGTGATTTCGTCGGCGATGGGATCGAGCAGGGTCGAGCGCGCCTTGTCGCCCTTGCGCTCGCGCTCCAACTGGTCGAGCGATCGCAGTTGCGGCAGCGAGAGGTCGCCCAGCTTTTCGAGGATGCTATCGACGGTGCCTTCCTGCAGCGTCGCGATGTCATATTCGGTATCCGGCATGGGATGCTCCTATTGGCCCAACAGGGTCTTCTTCGCGGTGGTGGTGGATTCGGCCCCTCGGGTGCCGGTGACCTGATTGGCGGCGCTGCCCCGGCGAGACATCAGCGCGTCGCTCACGGTCGAGCTGCTGCGCGGCGTGACGGTCGGCAGCGGCAGCGGTTGCGCCGCCGCCTTCGGCTTGGGCATTAGTGCGCCCGCAACCGCCGCGATCGGAGACAGAAGGATTTTCGCAACGCCGGACATCAGCACGCCTCCCGGTATTCAGCTGGAATCGGATTGTCGTTCGCGGCGCGAAGGCCACCGGCGGGCCGATGGGCGAAATATCCGCTGCCATAGTTGACCTTGCCGCGCTGGCGCTTCGGCGCACTCCTGCCGGAATGATCCTCCCAGCCCTCGTATTTGGTCAGGCCCAGGACGAGATACTGGTTGGCATCATGGACGTGGGAAAAGTCGTTCTTGAGCGGATCATCCTTCCACCGGCCGCCCCCGGTGGAATAGGAGACGCGGACGATCACATAGCCCCGGTTGAACCCTTCGCGCAGGCGCTTGCAGGCGTCGGAAATCACATAGGCGGGCTGGTTGTCGTTCGCGCCCGAAAGCAGGTCGCGCACGGCATCGAGGCGCGGGCCGATCAGGTTCCGCTTCACCGGCGCCGGCTTCATCTTCAACGTGATGCCGGTAACTTCCTTGAAGCCGGCGACGAACTTGTGGATCCAGGCGCGGTCCTCGGCATTGTCGTCGCTGTCGCCGAACCAGGCCGATGGATCGCCCCAATGCTTGTCGCCCAGCTGGAAGGTGGCGGCATAGTGCTCGTTCCAATAGGTGCCGAGTTCCTTGCCGAACTCCTTCGCGCCCAGCTTCTTGAGCGTCGCCTTGGTGTTCGTCTCGAAAATCACCAGCTCGTCCACGACGCGCACCTGGCCGTCGACCTTCTGGCCGAACACCGCGGCGGGCGTGTTGCCGCCATCGACCGCGAAGTGGATCGCCGCGCGCGGATCGGCCTTCAAGCCTGCGATGCAGTGCCGCTGATCGGAATATTGCGTGTAGACCGGGTTGCCGTCGCGCACGGCGCCGAACTTGTTGTGAATGAACCGGCGCTTGTCCGGTTCGGACATGCCGATCTGGATGCGGTCGTAATAGCCCTTGGGGAGGTTCGCGAGGTTCTCGGCGCCGGCATCGAGCCCGCCGGGCTGGACGTGGAAGTTGACGCGGAAATTCTCGCCATACTCGCGCTGGTAGCCGCGCATCTGCTCGGGGGTCAGCCCGATATTCTTGTTGACCAGGAAGTCATAGGTCCAGTTGTCTTCCGCCGGCGCGTTCATGTCGCCGATCACGCCCGACCACCCGCCCAGCGGCGTGCCGGGGTGACGATAGCGGCCGACGCGCGGGAATCCTCACTGGCCGCCCTCGCCATCATCATCATCGGCGCTGGCGCCATCCTCGACCGGCTCGAACGGCGTATATTCCAGCGCTTCCAGCGATTCGGCGGTCAACTCGCCACCGTTGACGAACTCCTGCAGCGCGCCGGCATCGGTCAGGCCCGGGATGTTCAGGATCACGTCGGGGCGCATCGTCAGGTCGACGGCGACCGGCTTCTTGCTGTGAACGTACTGCGCAACCTCGCGCGCCGCGTCGCGCTGCACGGTCAGCGCCTTCAAGGCCAGCTCACCCGGCTTGGCCTTGAGCACGCGAAAATCGTCCTCGATCTTGATCAGGAGCTTTTCCAGCCGCTCGATCTTCTCCTCGCTCAGCGTGCCCGCGCGGACGCCCTCGGTAAGCGAAACTTGGATATGGTGGCGGAACTTCTCCAGGTCTTCCGCCAGCGCCTGCTCGCGCTCCCGCGAGCCGTCCGCGATCATCAGCAGCTCACACAACTGGTCGAGCGGCATGGCGTAGATCGACGCCATCGCCTCCACCGGATCGCCGAACTTCTGGACGATCAGCTTCGCAAGCTGCTCGGTGCGCTTGTTCCCGCTGCCCTTCGGGCGACCAGGCCCCTCAGCGCGCGACCGCATGCGACGGAAGATATCGGAGGGGAGCCGCCCGCTATCGGGATCGCGCAGCAGATCCAGCTGCTCGGCATCGGCATTCACGCCGGTAATCGTGCCAGCCTCGGCCTCCATGGCGCGCATGAGGGCGGAGGTTTCAGTCGCCATCGACCAGTCCCCGCATCCGCGCTGCGAGAATTTTCATATCGCGCGCGTGCGCATCGAGCGCCGCCGCCGCCAGGGCAAGCTCGGCGTCCGTGATCCCGCGATCGGCGCCGAGCTTCGCCCGCAGCGAACGCGGCTCGATCCCGAGCGCCTCCGCAAGCGCTGCCTGGCCGATCATCTCGCCAACGCTCTGCAGCAGGCGGATGCGCTTGGCCTTCTCGGCAATTGGGGTGAGCCTATTTTTAGGCTCGACACATGGCCACTGTGCTTGTGCGAGCGATGCTATGTCCGACGAGGGCGGCGGGAGCACCCGTGCGTTCCCGAGCATGCCGGCGGGAATTTGGTCCAGCCTTACGGTCATGCCGCCGCCTTCGGCCGCTTGCAGATCCGCACCCGGCCGCGCCCGCCATAGACGAACGATTCCGCCCCGCTGTGCACCGGCATGTCGCGATACTCGGATGCGCCAGGGCTGGCTTTGCGGAACGCGACCAAGTCGGCGTCGGTCAGGTAGACCGAGCGCATTTCACCATAGCCCTTCGCGCGGGCCGCCTGCAGCGCATCGTCGATCCGCTGCAGGATCGTGTCGGCGTTGACCGGGCTGACACCTTGCCGCCGCGCATCGGCGACACGCTGGTCAAGCCCGGCCGGGCGGGAACGCGAAAGGTTTAACCCCCGAGGCGCGGCGCGATCGAAATCGGAAGGGCTCGCCTTCGCCGGCACCGACGAGCTGGGCCGATCGAAGCGACCAGCGTTGCGATCCCACGGCGCGGCGCTCATGCGCGCAGCCCGTTGACAGGATTCCCGAGAAGGCGCAGCATCACCGCCTTGCCAACATCGAGCGGTTCATGCGCCCGCACTTCACCCTGACCCACTGCCTGCCGACTGGATTCCGCGCCCTTCGCGACTGATCCCTCGTGCCGCGTGGAGGGTGTCACCCCCGACCCCATTTGCGGGACCGAAATTTCGCGGCCCTTGGCAGCCGAGGGGAGGCGCTCAAGTGCGCAGCCTTGCGGCTGCTCGCCTGAAAAGATTTCCCGCCCCCGGTCGGCGCGGACGCTACCCGGCTGGGGACGAGGCGCGCGGCCCGGAAGGGGGAACGGGGGGTGGCCGGCGGCGACGCCGATCGACCCCCGGGGGGCCTCGGCGATCCGCCCGGCGGCGCGCGTCGTCAGATTGGCAATCTGACGACGACGACGAAAAAACCATGCCGAAACAGGCCCTTGCCCATGCCGTGCGACATCGCGCCGTGCGACATCGCCCGAGGCACCCGCGAAAAACGGCGGAAAACCGTCACTTTCGCGAAACCGCCGGGAGCTGGGCAAGCAGCCCCCGGCGGCCTCGGCCTGGTCGCCCTCAGCGCCAACATCGAGCCGCCGGCGGATCGCCGCCAGCGCCAGGCCGAAAAAATCCCCCAGCTCCGCGCACCCGCGCCCACCGAACACCCGTCCGGCAGCGTGGGCGGCATATCCGCCCCCTAAACAATTCGAGATGGCGAGCCGAAGCAAATCCATGGCCGCGAGAAATACCCATATCGGGCAGTTTGCCGCAAGAGTCCTTTGATGGCGTTCCAAATGTTCTTTCCGTAGAACAGAAAGTCGACGGATTTATGCCGTGTTCCAAATGTTCCAGCGTTCCACGCATCCGCATACGAAGCGCGGGCGCATGGGCGCGCACCGACGAACCCGCCGCCGATCCCGGAACAGATAGAACACACGCAATATCAATATCTTAGCCGTTCCGCGTCGCGAACGTCTGGAACACTCCCCCCGACCCGCATCCTGCCCTCAACTCGGCTGAAACCTTGTTAGATAGAAACGGGTCCGGGTTGCAGGCGAGGCGCGGAGTTGCGCGCCCGAGGGCGCGATAATGCCGCCGCGCGCGGTCGCGTCGCGTTGCGACGCTGCGCGGCGAGATATTTTCTATTGACACTGAAAAGGCTGGATATTTTTCTGCTTGACGAACTTAGAAACTACCCGTTATGGGTATTTATAGGCAAGCGGATCCCGCTCGCCAACCCCGGCAAAAGGAGGCCGCACATCATGCAAATCGACCGTTCCGCCCTCGCCCGCGCTCAAGCCAAGGCCATCGCCTACAAGCAGTGCGGCAAGGATGCCGAAGCCGCCCAATGGGCGCGCGAGCTGGTCCGCCTCCTAGGCTGCGCCGACATCCTTAAGTGACTGCATCCCCAGCGGGTCCGGGCTCCAGCTCGGCCCGCTCAGGATGCCGCCACGGCGTCACCCCGGCAAAAGGAGGCCGAAACCATGTCCGCATACATCGTTGAAGAGGACCTGATCCACTACCTGCTGACCTTCATGTTCAGCCGCCGCGCTACCGTGTGCGTTCCGTCCAAGCGCAGCCAATTTCCTTGCTCGCTCGACATCGTGAACGCCGCCACGCGCGAAACCTGGCTCGACCAGCATGGTGCGATGCTGCTGCGCGAGAACTACCGCAGCGTGAACCATCGGTATCGCGAGGAGAGCGAGGCGCCGGCATACCGCTGGAAGGAGCACAAGGGCGCCTACTCGTCCGATAAGCTCGCGCTCGCCGTACAGGTTCTGAAGGCCTGCAACAACTTCGACTATCAGGCCTGCGAAACCGACGACTACGAGCAGTCGGACGCGGCGCACATCATCCGCAGCATCCGCGCCGAGGCGATCCACTCGCTTCCCGGCTACGACGCGGCCGAGTGGGGCGCGCCGGAGCGACCAGCAACCGGCCCGCAAAGCATCATGGCCATGATGGCCGGCCGAGGCTGACCGCATCCCCAGCGGGTCGGGGCGACTGCCTCGGCCCGCTCAGGATGCCGCCAGGGCATCGCACCGGCAAAAGGAGGCCGAACCGATGAAGCGCTATTATCTCAGCGATGGCACCACCGACCTTGACGCCTTGGTCGACGATGGAGCCGATCTCGATGGCGAGTTTCGCGCGACCTGCATGGACAGCGGCGAGACTCTCACGGTGCGCGGCTGGATGCTCACCACTGCCGAAGAGCTGCCGCTGTGACCATCCAGCTCACCCGCGCCGACCTATCCGCATCCGGCGAGCAGTTGGGCACCGAAAAGGCCAACGCAATCCTGGCGGCGATCTTCACCCATGGCAGCATGCGCGAACAGGCCCGCCGCTACACCAAGAGCGCGCCGGCACAGCGCGCGTTCATGCGCGGGTATGAGGCCGAAATCGGCAAGTGGTTCGGGCCTGTCGACGGGTCGCGAGACGAACAGGCCGGACGCATGGCGGCAATCCGCACCTTCGGTCTGGACATGGCCGAAATGCGCCAGCGGATGCAGCTGCGCGCGAACGCGCCGCTGCGGTCGCGGGAACGCCAGCACGATGCCAGCGAATGCCCGCTATTCAGCGCCGCCGACGAGCCCAGGCTACTGTAAGCAGCAAGCCCGCTACAATGAGCCCGCCGCCAGCCCAATAGGGCCAGGTGGCGGGCCTCGCTGGCATGTCTTCTGGACCCTGCATCAGCGGCAGCGATGCCGGATCGCGGTCATAGCCGCAGGTGACGTCGCTTGTTCGGCAAGGCGGGTCGGGGCTGTTGGCGATCGGCGCGGCAGCGGCCGGCGGCGCGCTGGCGGCGATCATGGTCGAGGTGAGGGCGGTCAGGATGCGCATGGGCGAAGCGTGCCATGCTCCGCCCGCGACGGCAACGGCAGCGCTAGAACAGCTCGCCCGCTCCATCGACCGGCCCCGCGCGATCGATCAGGCCCCAGCCGCGGCGCTGGTCGATGCGGTCCCAAACGAACCAGGTGCAATTCATCGTCGGGTTGCCCTTCGCGGCGAAGTCGAGCCGGAACGTCATTTCCCACCGACGATTCGGCGCCAGCCCCGCGCGGGCGAGCTCGGCGCCCTTGTCGCAGTGCATCCACTGCGCCTTGAACAGCAGCGCCATATATTCCACGCCCAGCCGGCCCCATAGGTGCGTCACCAGCTCGCGCCCGATCGCCCACGGGAAATTCGACAGCACGCACGGCGCGAGCGCGCGATCGGCCGTCCGCAGGTCGAGCTGCGCGACCGCGTTGGCCGAATCCGCGACGATGTCCGTCCCCACGCTCGCCAGGCCAAGCGCAGCGCCCACGCGCTGGATCGCCCCGCCTCGGCCGCACGGCTCCCAGAAAGCCGGCGAGCGCCCACGATAGCGATCGAGCGCGGCCCGCTCGGCGATCAGCAACGGCGCGATGCCCTCGGCGGGTGTGGGGTAGAAGTCGAGCGCGTGCCGGGCCGACTTCTCGCCGGCGCCAGCCATGGCGATGCCCAGGCCCTTGGGCGCATCGGGCGCCAGCTGCGCGCCCTCGAACAGGTCGAAGGTCATGACAGGTGAATGCCGAAATCCCACGGCGATTTCCCATCCGCCTTGAGCCTGTCAGCCGCGACGGTGAGCATGCGCCGATATGCGTTGCGCTGCTCGCGGATCATGTCGCTGTCGCGCTCAATCGTGCCGCTGCATCGAAGCAGCGAGACGATCAACTCCCAGCTAGGGGCATCCTTGTCGCGCAGCGGCGCCTGCACGATGATCCGACGGCGCTTGAACTGCTCCGCTTCGGGATCGACTTCGATCAGGCCGGCCCAATCCGGCACCTCGTCGGGTTTCAGCAGGCCGGGCGGCGTCGCATAGTAAAATCGATCGCTGAACAGCCGGGCCTCGCGCTGCTTCGCCGGGGTGTCTCGGCGGAAGTCCGCTCGCGAGACTTTGATCTCGTATGCCGTCGCGGCGTATCCCTTCGATTGGCACGGCGCGAGGGTCCAGAAGTCGCACCGGCGCGCACCGCTCGACAAGGCCAGCTCGCTTGCCCAGATCATCGATCGGTCGCAGGTTTCCGCCAGTGCCCGCAAGATATCGTCGGCTGTCACGGCCATGCTCACCCCTCCCCCTTCACCGCGCGCAGCGGGATCGCGATGGCGTTCTGCGCCGGGCCGCCGAACCGCACCTTGAGGCCGCTGGTAATCGCGCCCTCGATCTTGCCGAGGGACTGGATCCACGCGCCCGAGGCCCATTCCGAACCGCGGAACAGCTCGCGCAGCGGCTCCCAGCTCGGATAGGCGACCACCAGCCAGCCCTGTTCCCAGCCGCTGGCATCGGGCAGCGGCTCGCCGTCCTGCACCCATCCGCCTCGGCCGTTCTCCTTCAGCTTGAGCAGCCGCAGGCCCCACGATTCCAGCCGCTTCCGCGCGGTCGTGTTGAGCCCGCCGGTAGGCCCGTCCTGTTCGTTGATCACGATTTCCATCGCGCGATCGATCCAGCGGCCGATCGGCTCGGCCGGCTGGCCATGCGCGCCGGGCAGCATCTTGGATATCAGCCACGAGAGGCAGCGATCGATATCGCTGCGCGCCTGGATTTGCCCGCGCCGCATCATGGGCATGATCATGTCCACCCACGCGCGTTCCCGGCCGAACTCCGGGTTCGCGTGGCTCTCCATGCTCGGCGCGCAATCGAACAGCAGGCAATCCGCGCAGGCGAGCAGCGTGCCGAACGTGTCCTGCCAGCGCCCGCCCAGGCCGCGCTCGTGGATCTCGCGCTTATAGTCGGTCAGCGTCCGCCGGAATCGGGGCCATTGCTCGATCATCCGCCGGTGCATCTTGCGGCCGATCATCCGCCATTGCTGATAGTCCGGTTCCTCCCACATGGTCGCGGACTTCTCGACCGGCATCAGCTCGATGATGGCGACGCGGTTCCATTCCTCGCCCTTCTGCAGCCCGTGCAGCACCGACGACAGCATGAAGCAGCTCTGCGCCGTGAACTCCTGCGCCTTATGGTCGGCGGAGCCGCGGTGCATCTTGGCGCCGCTCGAGCTTTTCTTGAGCAGGTTCAGGATGGCGCGCTGCCGTTCCGGGTTGTCGTCGGCCTCGGCTTCGTCGATCAGCACCGGCAGCGTGTCGTCGCCCAGCTTCTGGCGGATCGCCGCCTCGCTGGCGTCCTCGGTATGCAGGCACCACCCGCCATGGATCGCGCGGAACAGGCGCTGCAGCGAGGATTTGCCGGCGGCGGTCGGGGCGCTCAGCCACATATGCGAGCGCCAGCTCAGCGCCCCGCAGATATGCATCTGCCCGGACATGCCGAGCAGCAGCAGCGGCGCGACGCCCGCTTCCTTGAAATTCCACTGGCGGAACAGGTCCAGCAGCAGGTCCGCGTCGGCCTTGGTGCTGGCCTTCTTGGCGGGTTGGGGCAGCGGCGGCAGCGCCGGAAAGAACCGATCGCCGATCGGCCCGGCCGGGTGCGCCTTGGGCTCGGCGACCAACTTGCCCTTTTTGTCCGTGGTGTTTACGGCCAGCACCTCGCGCCCCATGTGGAGCACCAACGCTTCCTCGTCGTCGCCCACACGGTGCGCGCCGCGCCCGAAGATGCGCCCCTGCGGATCGAAGATCCCGCGCGCATGGCATTCGCGGATCAGCGCCGTCTGCGCCTCGGTCTGGTCCCAGCCCACGATTTCGGGCGGCTTGTCCCTCTTCGGCGGAGAGAAGCGCGGGAAGCTGTCGCGCAGATAGGTGTCGCCGCCGAACAGCAGCAGCATTTCGCCCTTGCGGCAGTCCGTCGTGATGCACTGGAGCTGATTGCTGGAATCGAGCACCCACAGCTTGAGGCCATGGATGCCCAGCGGCGTCACCGGGCATGGCTTGGGCAGCGCCGGTTCGTCGAACAGGTCGCCGGGCGTGTCGTGCGAGCGCAGATCCGGCGCCGGCGCCGCGCGTGCGGCCGAGGCCGCCACGCTTTCAAGGTTCCCCCCGTTCATGGTTATCCTTGAACGATCAGCGGGAAGCCGTTGTGCTCGACACCATCGAGCAAGCGGCCCGCCGCTGCCTTACCCATCTTGATCATGGTCTCATCGCTGCAGCGATTGGGATGCGGCTTTCCCTTGCCGGTATCCACATCAAGGTACGCGATGTGCGTCCGAAAGTTGCGCCTTGCGATCGGGACATGGCCGCCGCGATCTCTCCATTCCCCCCATTGCTTGAACAGGAACGGAACGCCAGCACCGGCGCACTGGTCGCGCAGGCTCCGCGCCCAATCCGGATGCATCGGCCGTGCGCCCGGCCCGCTCTCGCCGCCGACGATGATCCAGTCGATACGAGGGGAGTCCGTGAAATTCCCTCTCAACGGCTGCACGTAGTCGCCCAGCTTTGACGAAAGGGTTGTTGGCATAGAACCGAACGGGCGAAGAACGATCATGCGCAGGTCGACCGGCCCGAGCAGTGGCTCCATCGACAGGAAGCGCACGCTGGCCGGCGTCGCCAGGAGCTTCGGGATATCGCGGTTCGCCTCCTCCTGGTTCACGATCGTCGCGCCCAGCCAGACGTTCTCCGGCATGCCGCCGGCGGCCTCGGCCATCGCCGCGGCGTTGCCGATGCGCTTCGTCACCAGCAGCCAGTCGAGCTGCGGCGTCTCGCGGATCAGCTGGAACAGCTCGGCGCGTACCGCCGGATCTGCCCGATTGTCGAACACGTCCGCCAGGCTGGCGCAAAAGACGCGCTCCCGCACGCCGCGCGCGGCTGCCCGATTATTCCAGCGACGCGGCTGCTTCCAAGTCGACGGCGCAGTCCGGCGGCGCTCGCCCTCATTTCCCCAAATGACACCGAGACGCGCGGTTGCCAGTGCCTCCGCATAGCAGTGGTCGCAGCCCGGACCGACCTTCGTGCATCCGATCCACGGATTGAAGGTGTGGTGCGCCCACTCGATTTTCGTGTTCTCGGCCATTAAACCCCCTCCTTGCGCACACCGCGCAATTGATCGTTGAAGTCCTTGAAACCGGGCTCGGGCCACAGGCACGCCACCCGCCGGCCCAGCTTCTGCTGGGCGGCAATCTGCTTCTCCAGCGACTGATCTGCGGGGCTTCCCGGGCGATCGTGCTGGCCGATGATCACCAGCCCCGCCACCGCATCCGGCAGCTGCATCGCGCCGATATTGCCCAGGGTGCCGGCGGCAACCACGCGCTCGGCGGGCTTCACCATGGCGATCGTCAAGCCGTCTTCGATGCCCTCGGCCACATGCACCATGGTGCCGGTCGGCACGTCGCGCAGCGGCATGTCGCCCACCGCACCCTTGGCGAGCGGGATATGCGCGCCCCAATAGAGCGGCGATCGGATCAGCTTGGCCGTCTCCAGCTTCGCCTTCACCCATCCGCGCGGCCCGCGCTCCAGATAGGTGACGTGCACCGCCTTGGGCTTGGCATCCACGCCCACGAACAGCGACACCATCGCCGGCACCGGGCGCCTCAGCTCGCTGCACCACACGTCCGGCCGATAGCGGATCGCGCCGGGGAACTTGCCCAGCCGCGCGAAGTCGATGCCGCGCCCTTCCAGATAGGATTGCGCCGGGGATCCTTGCCCGCGCGCCGCATGGTTCCAGATACCCACAGCGTTCAGCCGCTTCTTCTCGCCCTCGGTCGCCGCCGCCCGTTCGGCGCGCTCGGTCGCCAGCCGCGCGCGATCCCGCATGCGGCCGATCGCGGCGCTGTCCATGGTGTCGAGGCCTAAATAGCCCTTCGCCCAGCGGATCGCTTCCTTGATGTCGCCGCGCCCGACGGTGAGTTGCACCAGCTTGAGCATGTCGCCGGTGCCCGCCGGGTCGCCCCGATCGCGCGAATAGTCCGCCCAGGCGCCGATCTTGTTGCCTTTGGTGCGGATCTTCAGGCTGCGCCCGGCCTCACCTTCGATAGATCCGATATGGAGGAAACCACCATATTCCTTGGCCGCGGGGAAGATCAGCCGCCCGAGCTGCGCCGCCTGCGCGTTCAGCGCCGCCGCGATTTCGCGGGCGTCGGGTCCGGGTGCATCACTCACGTGCGCGGGCTCCCGCCCGATCGGCCGGCGCCGCGCAACAGCCGCTGCCGCCAGGCGCGCGCCGCTTCCAGTCCCTGCTCGCGCTCGAACTGGCGGCGGGCCGCGTCCAGGCGCTTCAAGGCGGCAAGCTGCTCCGGCGTCGCCATCACCACCGCCTCGGCTCGCGCTCGGCCAGGTCGCGGCAGCGCGCGCAGCTACCCTTCACCAGCCGCGGCGATTCGTCGCCGCAGTCGCCACACACACCAGGCACGCCGGGATCGAACGGCGCATTGCGTGCCGCGCTGACAGCGCGGTCAAGATGCTCCTGCTCGATCGTGGCGGCTTCGTCACAAATATCGGCCATGACGGGGGATTCCTGTTGCGTTCGGAATTAAAACCATTTTGGGTATGATTAATGCGGAGACTCGACCGGCCGGGGGGCCGGGGCGGTTTCCGCAGTTTGGAGCGGTCCGTGGATGCGGACCGCGAGGGGGCATTGATGACGCGCACATTCGGGTACGCAGGGATCGTCGCTGGGCCTCTCGCACAAGCTGCACAGGGCGGGGCGATACCAGTCGGCATGATCGACGATGCGGGCAGCGGCCAGCACGTTGACGACGGGAGCTTGGTCGGGCCGCTTTCCGTCTTCCTCCCACCCTTGCACGGTGGATGACGAAACCTTCCGCGCTGAGACGCGGGTAAGCCACGCAGCGAAAGCGCGCCGGGTCAATTTCGGTATCTGCTCCTCCCGATAGGTGCGGAGCTTTCTGCCTGCCATCGTGGTCATGAATAAAGTTCTACCCATAACGGGTAGTTTATGGCAAGCCGGGTCGCGCAAAATCTCTCCAAAACAGGGTATAGCCAACAATGGGCAAGTTGATTGACATCACCGGCATGGTGAAACGGCTCGAAAATCCTCCCAATCGCATCCGCGAGTGGCGCAAGCGCCGGCGCATGACGCTGCTGCAGGTGGCGAATGCACTGAACACGACACAGGCTCAGATTTCGCGTTTCGAGATTGGCGAGCGTGAAGTGGATCTGGCTTGGCTCCGCCGGATCGGGGGGGTGCTATCCGTCAGCATCGGCGAGCTGCTCAACCCGGAAGATGTGCCCCTTGCTGCGCGCACGGAGGACGAGCGCGCCGTGCTGGAGGCGATGCGCGTCGGCAACGATACCACCGCCCCCGTGCTGCGGCGCGTGGCGGAAGGGCTGATTGGCCACGCCAGGGAGAACGATCAGGATTCCGATCAGCGTAAGAGCGCCTGATCGGCTCCCCTCCCGCGCGAAGATTTCAGGGCCATCCGGCGGCGTGCCGGGTGGCCTTTTTTTGCGTTTGCGAATGGCGCTGAAATGAAGATATCCACAGCGGAGATTTTCGCGCTTGCCTGAACTACCCGTTATGGGTATTTTGCTCGCCATCCAGTTTACCCATGGAGGCAAGCAAATGGGTTCCGTAACCCTCTTCCCGCGTTCTACCGTCCCCCCGGCAACGGCGATCCAGCCCCCCAGGATCGCCGTTGCAGCCGCGCCGGCCGCCAAGGCCCCCCCCGCCACCGGCGGTCGGCGCGGCGAATATGCGGTGGGAGACATCGCCCGCGAGCTGGGCATGTCCCACTTTTCCGCCCGCACCATCATCGCCCGCCTGCGGCTGCTCGCGCGCACCCAGCGGATGCCACTGCCGCGCACGCCGCGCTTCCTGGGCGAAAGGCACGTCACCGGGCCGCTCTCCATCACGGTGCGAAGCCGCTGGGACGCGGGCGAGATCGACGCTTGGCTGGATGGGCGCCTGCCCTCCGGCCCGGCGGGCGCACCCGCCATGCTTCCGCAGCCGATCCGCGACGATATGCGCCGCCGCGCCGAGCAACTGGCGAGGGTGGCATGAGCGACGAGCCGGAAAGCCCGCCGGAATCGGCGCCGGAGCAGCCCGCCCCGCCCGCTGCCCAGCCGCTCGGCCCGCGCGACTATTTTGCCGGCCAGGTGATCGCGACCGCGCTGGGCAAATCGTTCCGCGGCATGGACGGCCTCCCGATCGTCGATGCGCTCAGCGCACCGGCCCGTGCGATGCACGTCGCCGCCGCAGCAGCCTATGCCTATCAGGTCGCCGACGCGATGGTGCTCGCGCGCCAGGAAGGCGGTGCAGCATGATCGTCGTCAAGGTCGAGCTGTGGTCCGCCCTCACCGGGCGCCGTACCGAGTTGGCTCGCATGGTCATCGACAATGTCGGCGGCACCGAACAGGTGGGCGACTATCGATGCCGCACGCTGCGCGGTCGGTCCGAGGACGCGCTTGATCGCGCGCTGCTCAGGATGGACACCACCGGCACCCAGCGCGAGGGCAAGGTCATCGGCCATGCCCGCCTTCGCGAACACGTGTGGAACCTCGTGAGCAAGGCGCTCTCCGGCATGGGCTACGGCCGATGACGTGGCAGCACCTGCCCTTCGTCGTGGCGGCGGCTTTCGTGCTGCCCAGCCTCGCCCACAGCTATGCGCCCATTGTCCGGCGCCTTCGTCGGGAGCTGTTCCGATGAGCAAGCCCGTCTACAACGCCACCTATCGCCGCGGCATGGGGGACGTTCGCGTCCTGCAGGACACCGGCACCCACTTGCACAGCCTGGACGTCCCACTGCGCGACGTTCCGGCGCTCATCCAGGCGTTGCTGCATGCCTACAGCGTCGACGCAATCGCCGATCAGCTGGCACGGGAGCGCAGCTGATGCCCACGCCACGCCCCGATATCATGAAGCGCTATCGCGAGCTGGATGCGAAGCGCCCGCACGCCAAGCACCTCGGCGTCGCCGAGCGGATCGAGTTCGAGCGGCTGGACCGGATTGTATCCCAGCGCCTCGCGCGGCTGAACTGATGGCCGCGCGCCGCTACGTCTGCAAGCGTCGCGGCTGCGATCGGGCGCGCGAACGCTGGCAGGACGTCTGCAGCGGCTGCTGGCAGGAGGTGCCGCAAACCCTGCGCGACGGATTGCGCCAGGCGCGGGAACGCGGCCTGCCCGCGCTGGCGCGGCAGATAGGCCAGAACATCGTCAAGTCGCTCGGCCGCAAGCCTGCACGCGCCGCCGGCGATGCCCGCGCCGCCTATTACCGCACCGCCGCCATGATGGGTGAGCGGGCAGAGATCGAGCCGGCCGAATAGCACCGCGCTGCCGGTCGCGGACCCGGAGAGAAGCCCGATGGAAATTCTCATGCTTTTGTGCCTCGCGCTCAGCGTCGCGCTGGTCGCGGTTTTCGTCACCATTCAGGTGCAGGCGCACCGTATCCGCCGCCGCGCGCAGAAGCGCCGCAAGGCTTGGGCCTGCCGCGCGATCGGGTGTCCACACCTCGGGCCCGACGCTGGCGAAGAATGCGCCGACTGCTGGGCGGAGCGTAACCTATGAATTCGTCGATGATTGATCGGATCATGCAGATTGCGGGAGGTAAGTGATGGGCGAGAACGCAAAACCCACCCACAAGATGGGCCCCAGCCGGGTAAACCACGGCAATGCGCAGTGCGTCTACTGCCATGCGACAGACTTGGAAATTGCATTGGCGCTCGGCCCGGTCTGCCCAAACGCGCCCGTCACCCTCTCCACCCATCAGGAGCAAAGCCGGTGAGCCGCTTCGACGCTTGGTATGAAGCGATGTCTAACGAACGGGGCGATGCCCCGGATATCCGCGTGTTGTGGAATCGAGCATCGACGGCGCGGAAGTATTACCACTGCGATCTTTGCGGCGGCGAGATCACCCCAGGCGAACGTTACTCCTCGACCGGGCTGATCGAAGATGGCGTATTCCGCCATGAACGCATGCACGACCGGGCGATCGGATACCCTTCTGGTTGCCCATCAATCGGCGCGAAGGAACGCGCTGAGAACGACGCGCAGTTCGAGGCTGATCGCGCCCAGTTCTTCCCCACCCATCAGGAGCAAAGCAATGGCTGAAGTTACACAGGCCGATCTACAACCGGTGGCATGGTTGTATGAAAAGAATGGCCGACGCTCTTTGCAGATCGAACGCCAGCCGTGGAACACCGCACCCGGCCGCGATTGGACCGAAACGCCGCTGTATGCCGCCCGCCATCGCACAGAAGCAGTAAAGCCGCTGGTGGAGGCGCTGGAGAACAAGGGCGCCTTAGCCGAAGCGATCCACAACGCTCGCTTCAACGGGCCTATTACAACGACATGGGCGGACGAATGCGAGAGCGGCAAGCTCTATTGCCATCGGATCGCCAACGCGGTCGAGTTGCACCTGCTCGCAGCCCTCCGGAGTGTGCAGTCATGACGTTGTTCGATGCAATCGATCAAGCCGCCCCGACGATGCGGAAGGATGCCCTGATCTCAGATTGCGGCCTGTATCGCTATTGGCTGTTGCGCCAGTGGGATGCGAGTGCCCCGTTTTTGCCGATCATCATGCTGAACCCCAGCACGGCGGACGCCAGCATTGACGATCCCACTATCCGCCGGTGCATCGGCTTTGCCCGGCGGGACGGGTTTGGAGGCATCAAGGTCATGAACCTGTTCGCCTTCCGCGCCACGTCGCCGGCCGACATGATTGCCGCCCGCGACCCGATTGGCCCGGATTGCTACAGCAACCTTATCGGCATGATCGACTATGCACGGCAATATAGCCTCCCGGTTCTGGCGGCCTGGGGCGCGCACGGTTCGCACTTGGGACGGGATAGGGCTGTCATGTCGTCGGCTCGCGGCATCGGAGCGCGGTTGGTTTGCCTCGGCATGACCAAGCTCGGCCATCCGCGGCACCCGCTTTACGTCGCTGGCCATCAATCCTTCATGCCGTTCGAGGTGCAGTCATGAACGACGATACGAACCAGCGGGCGCGGGACGACGTTGCCCGCGACGTCTTCGCGGTGGCGATGCTGTCGCTGGTGGCGGATCGGATCCCGTCCGATATCTTGGAGCTCCTGCTCGGCGGCAATCCCGATCGAAAGATCGCCCCGGGCGCGCTCGCCAAGGCGCTCGCCGCCGCAATCAATTTCGTGATGGCGCAGGCCGTCGAGATTTGCGGCGCCCCGGAGATGCTCCACGTCCAGTTCGACGGCGATCATATCCGGCGATGGTCACGCGAAGCGTTCGATGGCGCCCGCACCTTCGCTGAAATCGACAACCAGCCCGCGCAGGAATAGCCTGCGCGCGCCCAACGGCAAAAGGAGGCCGAATCCATGGCTACCCCGAAAGACAAGCTGCGCTGCAAACTGGCCCGCATCTGGATCAACGAAGTCGGCGGCATCGCCGAGGCCGCCGAGATAACCGGCGTCAACCCGCGCACGCTCCAGCGGATCTTCGGTGGGAAGCAGCCGCCACCGCCCCGGCTGCTGGAGGAAATGGCGGGCTGGATCGATGTGGGTGACACCACCGCGATGCTGCCGCCCAACATGAAGCAGCTGGCGATCGACCTGCGCGCCGCGGCGCAGCCGGCGGAGGTCGGGGCCGATGCCTAAGAAGCGCCAAATCCCGTTCCTGTTCGAGCAGAAGCTCGCCGACGGTCGCTCGGTCTGGCACTGGAAGCCGTCGAAGCGGCTCCGCGTCGCCGGGTTCACCAACCAGAAGCTCGGCAACGATCACGCGCAGGCGGTCGCCCAGGCGGTGCAGCTCAATGCCCAGGTCGCAGCATGGCAGGGCAGCGGCGACGATCGGCCGAACACGCTGGCGCCCCGGATCGCGCCGCCGCGCATCGTCCGCTTCGGCGAGCTGGTCGATCGCTACCAGCGCAGCGAGGAATGGGCGAACCTCAAGAAGAATACGCAGCGTGAATACGGCACCCGGCTGCGCCAGCTGGAGCATTGGGCGCAGGACGGGATGCTGGCTGTTCGCAGCATCGACAAGGCGCTGGTCCGCGATTTGCGCGCCGCACTGATGAAGCAGAGCACCTACAAGACCGGCGCCGTGCTGCGCGTTCTCCGCATGTTGCTCAATTGGGCGATGAGCGAAAATATCGTCAGCCAAAATGCCACCGCGAAAGTCACCATCCCGGAACCGCCGGCACGCCGGACGATGATGGGGCCGCATATCCGGGAAGCGATCCGCGAGGCTGCGGTTGAACTTGACCTGTTCGACGTTGCGCTGGCGATCGACCTCGCCTTCTGGACGTTGCAGCGCCAGGGCGACGTGATGGGAATGGGCCGCATGGCCTGGCGGCAGATTACCCCACCCCCCGACGCGGATCCGCGCCACGTTGCCCAGCTGGTGGACGCGCGCGGGCGCATGATGGGCTTCCGTCTGATACAGCAAAAAACCGGGACAGAAATCGACGCGCCGATGCCGCCGATGCTCCACGCCGAGGTGACAGCAGCGATGCGGCGCGGCGGGTTCGGGTGGGTCTTCCCGCATCCCGAGAAGCCCGAGCAGCCCATGCCCACATGGATGTTCCAGCGCCGCTTCCGCGCGGCCCGGGACGCGGCCTCGGCCGTGGCGATCATGCGCGAGCAGCCCGAGCTGGCCGAGGCGATCGACGAGGTGCAATATCGCGACCTCCGCCGCACCGGCATGGTGTTCTATCGCGACGCCGGCGCGCAAACCGAATGGGTGACGGCGCTCAGCGGCCACGCGGTCATCGGCAAGAAGACGATTCTGGACGTGTACATGCCCGGCAATACGCCGGCCGCCATCGCATGCGTCGCCACCGGGCTCCGCCACATGGAGCGCATCAGGGAACAGGAGGCATTGGGATGACCAGCAACGAAAAGGACGAGGCTTTCCTCGATCTGTGCAACTCGGTCCACCGGCTGCGCCGGTCCTTTATCCGGCTCGGGCTCAAGCCGCCGAAATCGATCGAGGTCGCAGATTACGACGACGGCATGAAGTTCCGGGCGATGTCGCCGGGCGAGCTGGTGCAGACCTATCCCGCTTTGGGCCGCAACGATGACCCCGAATGGTGCGCGAACGTCGTCGGCGTCGAGGTGCGCATGCCCGGCCAGTGGCGCGCCCGCGAGCGCGGCGGGAGGGTCTGATATGACTGCGCTTAAGCCCTGCCCGTTTTGTGGCGGCGAGGGCGAAATAGCCTTCTTCACCATGATGGCCAGCCCGAATCTCCCCGCCGGCTATTTCATCGAATGCGCTACGTGCGCCTGTTCCGGCCCCAGGTTCCACATCGAAAGCAAGATGCCAGACCGCATCGAGTATACCCAGCGGAAGGCGATCGAAGCATGGAACACACGCGCCGAGGAGGACGTCCTAGGAAACTCTATCCATGGTTCGGCAGCGGCGGCGGCGCGGTGTATTCCAGATGGTCGAGCCGCTCCAGAATGATGTCGGTGGCTTCGTCCAGCGCGCGCTCGCGCACATGGGTGCCCCGGCTCAGGTCGCGCAGCAGCGAGGGCCGGAAGGTCTGCAGGGCGCGCTTCACCAGGAAACGCAATTCGGGATGGTCGATTCTTCGGCGCATGTTTCGGAACATAATGGGAACGAGTAGAATGGACAAGGTTGCGGAAGAGATGTTCCTGCAGAGCCTGAATGATGCAGCCGCCGCTGAGATCGCCAAGCGCGAGCAAGCATCGGCATCGCCTGATGTGCTCGCGCTCAATCGTCGGTGCTGCCAGATCGCCGATCGGGTGGTGCCCGAATATCGCGTCGGTACGCGCAGCCACAGCTGCTGTGGAACCACCGCGAAACGCTGGAGCGCCGCCTTCGAAGGCGCGGCCCTCGCGATCGGTGGGAGCGAGGCGCTGGAGCTTCTGAATGCCGCGATTCGCTGAGCTATGTCGCATGTGCGACAAAACTTTTGTCGCACGGCGTCGCGAAAATGCTCTTGACCCGCAGATTTCCGCCGTTATTGGGGGCGCTCCGGTGCCCCGTCGTCTAAAGGTAAGACTACGGACTCTGACTCCGTCAATTGAGGTTCGAATCCTCACGGGGCATCCAAACAGCTGTCAGCTTTCACAAAAAGCCGCTCAAAATTGCATTGAGCGACGGTTTCCTGCCGAAAGCGCAGGCACCGCAAGATTGCGGTTTGTCCCTCGCACGCAAGCTACTGGCGCCTCAGCTACCTTCTGGTACCCAGGCGCCGCCGGTAACCTCGACCGTTTAATGCGATTCGAATCTACGCGTCACGCCGCTGTCGGCGAATCTGCAGCCAGGAATAGGGTGAACATATGCTGCGTGAGGGCAGCTGCCCCACGCTCGAACGCGACGGTGGCCCAATCATCCCAGCGATGAACACGCTTCGCCAGCCAGACGAATAAGGCATCTCGAGGTCCCGCGCTGCTAAACGATGCCGACCAAATGATCCGACGGGTCGGCATCCGGCCGGTCGATTCGAAGCCGGTAAGGGTCACGAGATATTCCTCGTTTATCACTTCTCGGGCGAAAACGTTGCGCCGAAGACCGACCCCACGCTCAAATTCAGCAAGTGCTGCCATCAGTGCGTCCGGCGCACCAATCGTCGTGGATGCCTGGACGAGTTCGGCGATCTCCGAAAACGGGAGATCGACCCAATCGGGATCTCGAGTAGCCTGGAGCATCAGGAGCACAGAGAACCCTTCTTCCGTCAAGGAAGCTTCCGTTGGCGCGGTACCATCAACCGTGCTCGTGAGGCCGATGGACGCAAGCCAGCAACAGTAAAATCGCCAAGATATGAAGTCTCCGGCAAACAGGTCGTAACCGGCTTCGGTCCAACTGCTCGCCTCGCAATCTAGGTGCAGCAGCACACGGAGCAGCAGCTCGAGCTGCTCGGGTACAAACTGCGAAGAAGGAAAGTTCAGGCGGCCTCCCCAGAAGGCCTGCCTGACGCTTTTCCAATGGCGACCATCTTGGTCCTCGAATGCCGAATCGGTCGCCCGCAGCCACCATCCCCAAGGCAGATTCTGCCGATCCCGTCGCGATTTTCGCATCATGAATCTCCCCCAGCCGGATTTAGCCCGATCGGTGGAAGCGGAGGCCCGGTTCGCTGCGGCATAGGAGCACCGTCTGCGATGGCCTTCAGCTGGGCAGCCAGATGCTGGATCTCGCGCAAGACATAGGCATCGTCGCGGTATTCGGCTCTGGTTTCCTCTTTGAGGAACTGCCGGCGGCTACGCTGGTCGTTGGGGCTGATGTCGTAGATTTGGTTACAGGCAAAGCCGAACCACCACGCATGAGCATCCTGAACGCGATACGAGGTCGCGTGGCGGGTTTTGGCGTATTCAGCCGTGCGCGGCGCATGACAGATCCTTCGGGCCTCGCGGGCGAGTGGGCGTCTGGCTGGCGTCGGTCCTTCATCGCAGATTGCCGAGTAGCAAAGGCCGCCATGCGTCGAGATGCCCAACGACGCCGGAATAGCCCGGTGATCGAAGCCATGAAGCGGGTGTGTCGTAGGGATCCCCACATAACCGCCGAGGTGTCCGCCGTGCGTATCGCGCAGCATGATGCATTCGAAACCGGTCGCGGGATCGCGCCAGGCCAATTTATCCGCTTCGCCAAGCCAAGGGCCGTCGCTGTGTGGAGTGGTGCCCTCGACGAAGTAGACGTCCACATTGTCTATGTACTCGTTGTCCGCATGGTACGTAGCGGCTGAAATCAGAGTCACGGGTCCTTCAAAAACTACCTCTGTCTCTGGACTGGTTGAGATTTTGGCGTTCGCAACAGCACCCGCGGTCTTCGGAGCAGGCAAACCTTTGGTGGACGGATTTCCCTTCAACACGGGCAGATTGCGCGCAGGATTCTTCTTCATCGTCATCTCCAAGATCGAGGTGCGGGCGGTCAACGGAACCGGGTATTCGCTGTCACCCGCTCAAGGTCGGGCCCGAGCGCTGCGGGCCGAGCCGCTGCGGAATAGACATTCGCTGCAAGCCAGCTTCGCTCTGCTGGCAGTTCTTCATCCGAAACTTCTCGCCACCAGACCTTCGCGTCTGCTGCCCACCGGTACCCACGCGTGCGCAAAAGGTCCTTCGAATCGAAGTGGGCACCACAGGCCCGAACGATCCAACCGGGTTTCGAACCCGTCGAAATTAGTTCGTTGAGGGCCGTACGACCATCACGATCCCGATGTCTTAGCAGCTGGATGAGTGCATCGACGTCGGCCGATGCCCTATGGCCGCAGTGGTAGAAGCCATTCTGGACCAGCAGATAGCCCAACACACGTCCATCGAAGCCCCGGCTTCGCCAGTCGACCTGGGACATCGAACAGACCCAGGCTAGATCTTGTACCCGGTCCAGGCGCGCTTCGATCCAGGGCCGATCGAATGCACTGTTATGGGCAACGACAAAACTGGCCGAGTTCAGCAAGCGGGTGGCGGCGTCGACGTCGATTTCCTGGCCGGCTAGGTCGGAATCGGTGAGCCCAGTTAGTGCTGAGACCTCCGGTGATAGCGGCTCGCCAGGATCTTCGCGCCACTCGTACGCGCGATCGATATGCGTAATCACGCCACTCCGGTCGTAGCGAAACCTCCTCAGCGCGAGTTCGATTACCCTCCCCGAGCGCCAATCGAGCCCCGTCGTTTCGGTGTCGACAGCGACACCGATATATGGGCCGCGTTCTGTGCCTTCCCCTGTTGCCCCCTCCGGTATCCGGAGTGGATGCAGGATGCGCACGACTTCAGCGCCGGCGTCGCCTTCGCGACCGGCTGCCGTGATAGCAGTCAT